TGTCCTCCTCCCACACACACACGGACTCCTGAGCATCCACAGCGTTGATGAGACTCGGCTGTAATGCCTCGTCTCTCTCTTGATGGCTACTACGGCATAGAATACGCTTATGGCAGTGATAAGGCCACCCCACCCCAAACAAAAAAATAATATATATATATGTTCTCCCCATACAGCGAAGGGACATTTAACCATTTATAAGGATTTACTAATATGATAAAAAAAAGAATTCCTGCTTACAAGCAACATGAGAGAATGGGTGAAGGCGATCCTTTAAAGATGGCTGGTCTTCCTATGCAGTCTAAAGGAAAAGGAAGATTAAGCAAAACAAAAAGAAATAAAAATAAAAAACGGAAACCATTTGACCCGATGGGTTATGGTAAGGCTATGACTCCCGGCTCTTCTTGGGGAGATTATACCAGTGATCGTGGTTGGCCCTAAGAAAACATGGGATTACTAGACTTCAAACCTGATCTACGATTCAGAACACAGATAGGCTCTATTGCGGATAATATAGACCTTGATCGCCTCTTCATGGCTGAATCCTCTGGTAAACCCGGAAAGACCTCAAAGGCTGGTGCATACGGACTGGCACAATTCCTACCATCTACATGGAAAGGATTAAAGCAGGATGCTAAAATTACAGGAGTACACTTTCCTAAAGAACTGGAAGGAAAGGATTTCAAACAAGTAATGGATAATGAGAAGTATGCTAAGATGGCGGCAAGAACCTTAATGAGAGCCAACGAAGTATACCTAAATAGAATGGGTGTTCCTGTCACAGAAAAGAGTCTACTAGGCGCATATAATATGGGACCGACAGGATACAAAAAATATTCAATAAACAACCCAGATAAAGACTTTGCTCTCTGGCGTAATTGGAGTAATTTCTAATGGATGAAGAAGAATACCAGAGATTAGTTAGTGGAACCGTTGGTGGTATCGGAGCCGCTGGCGCAATAGGAGTTCCAATACATAAAAAATATTGGAATAATCCATACCTTCCAGAACCCGGTAACTTAATTGAAGGTATGCCTCCAGCCTCTAACCTAATCACCAATTTATATTATAGGGCTGATGAGCAAGGAAATGAGGTAGAAGGTCTTTTGGGCGCTTATATGCACGGTATGACTGGTGGAGACTGGCGTTTAAGAGAATACGAAGATATGACTCCATTTCAAAGATGGGCATATAATCAGACATATAGACAGGCACAAGACCCAACCGGAGAATTAATAGACTGGTCTATCCCTTTTCTTACATTGCTTCAGGATAAGATTCCGGGACTTAGCACTCTTATTCCAGACCTGTCTACAGCAGAAGATTATAAATATGATTTTCCAGTGGAAACAGAAGAAGTATACGGAGAGGAAATCCCAGAATACACTCCTCTTGAGTTTGGGGAGTTTAAACCAGCAACTGTTGACTGGCCTACAAGAGATGATTATGTAAGAGATTACGAGTCTCATTACGAAACAAAACCAGTATTTGATTACCCAGAGAATCTTATTCCTCCTTGGTTTCCGTATGGTAGTAAATCAGATGACCCTAGAGTTATTAAATATAATGAACTTATGCCAGCATACAGAGATGCTCAAGAAGCATTTGCTAAAGAAGAGCAAGATTGGTTTGAATCAGCGCCAGACTCTTCTTTATATGATATGACTACATATTTTGGAGAAGACTTTTTTGAAAAACAAAGTGCTGATAACTTGCAAAAATCCCAAGAAAGAGATTACTTAGAAAAAGGAATAATTGATCCTTGGCTTACCAAAGAAATAGAATTGGAAGAGAAAAACCAAAGAGAACGCGAAGCCTTTGATAGAAGAAATGAAGAAGAAGAAAGACGCCATAGAGAAGAATACGATAAAATGGTAGCAGATATGCTGGCTGAAGAAACGTCAAGGCATACTGATTTTGGTATGGGTGATATTTCGGATAAGACTTTAGAACCAGAAGATTTCTGGACGCAATTCGAAAAATTTCTTGACAAAACCATATACAATCCCATTTTTGGTACGCCGCCGGATAATACTGGAACCGATGGATGGAATGAGCCAGTCGAATCAACTCCTCCCTCATGGCTTAATATTCCTAGCGCATCTATTATGCCTGATCCGCTAAATTTAGATAATGCTCTTTCTTGGAATAATAGAGTTAGCCCAAAAGTTCTTAATGTTGAACCTTCTGCTCAAGATATAATGGATTGGAATCCGAATTTATTTACACCACATACTGAATTTGATACCACTATTCAAGACCCAAGATTAACTCCAGAAGCAATACGGACTAATCCAGATGCGGCTAACAGAGCATTAGATGCTTTAATTCCTCCACTAAGTTAGTTCATTAACATGACAGAAAAACAAGACAAGTTCATAGAAACATACGTCCTTACTGGCAACGCCACTAAAGCGGCTATCGCGGCTGGGTATTCTGAAAAGACTGCCAAAAGCAAAGGATACCAACTAAAGAACCAATTGTATCCTGAAATACAAAAGGAAGTACAGAAGGCTATTGCGGATAAGATTCCTGCCAGTCTTATGTGGTTGACCGACCTTGCTGAAAAGGCTGAGTCTGAATCTGTCAGATTGGGAGCCATTAAAGATATCCTTGACCGCGCTGGACTTAAACCAGTAGACAAGGTAGAAACCACCAACATCGACCAAATGAGTAAAGAAGAGATCATTCGGGAGTTAGAGGCACTTGAAAGGCTTAAGCACTGAACAGTACCGTAAAGAGTTAGAATTAAAAAAGGCTCTGAGAAGCCTTGTACGCTTCTCTCGCATCGACGAGTACGACCCTTACCCATACCAGCAGAAGTTCCATAAAACAGGCTCAGAGGCCAACCAGAGGCTTCTGATGGCGGCTAACCGTATTGGTAAGTCTTTTTCCGGTGCGGCAGAGATGAGTTACCATCTAACAGGTCTATATCCTGACTGGTGGGAAGGAAGACGTTACAATAATCCCATCACCGCTTGGGCGGGTGGGGTTTCAAACGAAACAACTAGAGACATTGTACAATACGAACTATTGGGTTCCCCAGATGATCCTGATGCGTTTGGGTCCGGTGCGATACCTAAAAGTAAAATTATAAAAACGGAACGTAAACCGGGTGTACCCAACGCAAAAAGTGTTGCTCTTATACAACACGTTACGGGTGGGAACTCTTCTTTACACTTTAAAGCCTATGAAATGGGTGTTGACAAGTGGCAGGGACGCAGTGTAGACTGTATATGGCTTGACGAAGAACCTTCCAGAGAGTTATATTCACAGGCTGTAACCCGAACACTGGACCGTAAAGGCATGGTTTACATGACATTTACACCAGAATCGGGCATGACTGAGACTGTTGCATCGTTTATGAACAACCTACAGCCCGGTCAATCCTTGACAAACGCCACTTGGGATGACGCTTCAGAGGCAATTACCTCCATGAAAGGTAACAAAGGCCACCTAAATGAAGCCGTTATGACCCAGATTCTCTCCAGTTACTCCCCACATGAGAGAGAAATGAGGCGATATGGCCGTCCCAGCATTGGTTCTGGCCTTGTTTTCCCGGTACAGGAAGACAAAATAATGACTGATCCTATCCAAATTGAGGATCATTGGGCGAAAATTGCAGGTATTGACTTCGGTTGGGATCATCCTACCGCTGTAGTGTGGGCGGCTTGGGATAAAGACAACGACGAAATATATATCTACGATTGTTACCGACAATCCAAAGCATCACCGTCAGTACACGCCGCATCCATCAGGACACGCTCTGAGAGCGTCCCTATTGCGTATCCTCACGATGGCAATAGGAGAGATAGCATGGGAAATCCGGGTCTTGCAGACCAATACAGGAGCCTTGGGTGCAATATGATGTTGGAGCATTTTACCAATCCTCCAGCCCTTGGACAGAACAAAGGCGGTAATTCCGTAGAAGAAGGTCTGATGGATATGTTGCAGTATATGGAGGATGGGAGATTCCATGTATTCAACACATTAACAGATTGGTTTGAAGAATTTAGAATGTACCACAGAAAGGGCGGTAAAGTAGTTCCGTTCAAAGACGATTTAATGAGCGCGACACGGTACGCAGTATTATCACGACGATTCGCTGTTTCTGGCAGTGATCCAACTTGGACAAACGATATAGAATATAAACAATATGGCATCATCTAAAGTAACAGACGAAGAACTATTAGCCAGAGTTCAGGGAGAAATCACTGACTCTCTAGGCTATAATGACACTGTATCCAAGCAGAGAGAATCTGCTATGGATTACTACTATGCACTTCCATTTGGTAATGAGGTAGAAGGCAGGAGTCAGTACGTTGATTCTTCTGTTATGGATACTATTGAATGGATTAAACCGTCACTGATGAGAGTGTTCGCCAGTGGCGATGAAATGGTTACATTTGAGCCTCATGGACCAGAAGATGTAGAGTCGGCAGAACAGGCCACCGATTACGTCAACCATATCTTTACAAAAGATAACAACGGTTGGGAAATCCTCTACACTTGGTTCACTGATGCTCTTTTACAAAAGAACGGCATCGTTAAAGTATGGTGGGATGACTACGAAGACTGGAACCGTGAAGAATATAACGGTCTTGACGAGCAGGAATTTAACTTACTTATCATGTCGCCAGACATTGAGGTTATGGAACACACTCCATACGTTGATGATTATGGCGCGAAACACGATGTTGTTATTAAAAGAACCTCATATACAGGCCGGGTAAAGATCGAAAACGTACCACCTGATGAGTTTCTTATTAGTCGTGAGGCTAAAGATATTCAGGACGCTAGGTTTGTTTGCCATCGTGTTAGAAAAACTTTGTCAGAGTTACGTCTTATGTATCCTGATGAAGACCTCGACCCTAGAGAAATGGGTGGTGGTGATGACGATATGGCGGCTTTCTCTGCTGAAAGACTTAGCCGTTACGAGTTTGACGATTCCGCTAACTACTTTGAAGGCTGGGGTTCTCAGTCTGATAGCGAAGAAGCCCTAAGAACTTACTGGTTGCATGAGTCATTCCTTAAAACAGACTACGATGGCGATGGTATTGCTGAACTGAGAAAGGTATGTTCGGTAGGCAGTAAGATTCTTGCTAACGATCCTATAGACAAGATTCCGTTTGTTAGTATTACTCCGGTAAAGATTCCTCATAAATTCTTTGGTTTGTCTATTGCAGACCTTATTATGGACTTACAACTCATTAAGAGTACGTTGATGCGGAATCTCATGGACAATATGTACAACCAGAACTTTGGTCGGTACGCAGTCCTTGAAGGTCAAGCGAATCTGGATGATTTGCTATCCCAACGTCCGGGCGGTGTGGTGCGAGTTAAGTCACCCAACGCTATCATGCCGTTGGCAACTCCGCAACTTGAACCTTCCTCATTCCAGATGTTAGGTTATCTTGACCAACAGAGAGAGTCACGATCAGGTGTAAACAAATACAGCCAAGGTCTTAATGACAATGCGCTAACCTCTCACACTACGGCTACGGCAGTGAACGCTACAATGACAGCCGCTCAATCCAGAGTAGAGTTAATAGCGCGATGCTTTGCCGAAACTGGCGTAAG